ACCATAAGAACGCTCACTGATGTTACCCAATGAGGATCTTTTTACAGACTCTGTAAGATGATTTAGAATAGTTGCTTTAGAACTGGCTATGGTCTTGTTTCGCCTTGTTGATAGAGTCGCAAACGGGTCGAGGAAGAGCTGAACGTCTAGATGCAACCAATGCATCAGATTATCAGACTCCCTAACCCTATGCGCTTTATCAAACTCCAACTGGAGCTCCGAGATATTTCTCATGAGTACTCCAAATGGAGGTAAGGCGAACAGTGTCGATTGGGCATCCAACCCCTCAGGCACCAAGGGGGCGAATCTCGGTAATTCCAACTGGAATCTACGGAGATCTCCCACTTGGCGCTTGATAGCGGCTTCCAGGACCCTAGCCTTGCATTCGTTCAGATAGATTCCGATGAACTCGGAAGCTTTTCTAAATTGGAAGCAACCTAGGATCCCTCCTAAGACGATCGAGCCGAATTTATCGCACTCGGTCGCCGAAGGAGTCTCGAGTCTTCTCGCGAAGGCAAGAGAAAGAACTTCCAGGCTTTTTCGGCTAGGCGGTCTGAAAGACCACCCCGTCCTAAAAGCAGGAAGAAATCCGCCAACAAGCCCCGGGAAACCAAGCTCGATGTTCGTGGTAACCATCGCGACTCGACCTCCCTGAACCAGGTTGCCACTTCGTAGTAAGAAACATGCTTGATTAACGTGGTCGGCACGACCGCGTCTTTCCAGCTTTTTCTACCTACAAAGCGGATGGCCTCGAACAGAGAGCCGAGTGGAGCTCCGGTTACCTCCTCTCCAAAGTGAATCCATCTCTTAGCGAATTCGTACGTGTTATTAGACACATGCGTCTTCGTCTCTGAGACTTTCACCCCTAGCGAATCAAGAATCGTCATGTATTCCTTTGCGACGCGTTCGTTTGCTAAAACGATATCGTCACCTAGGAGCACGTATCCTTCCCATGTAATGGGAAGTCCGGCGCGTTTGGCCGCAAGCCGAACGATCGCATGATGTGTAATTGCAAATGTAGTCCATGAACTGTAAGCCCCCATTGGTTAACCGGCTCCGTATTTCACGGAACCAGCGCCTTTGGGAAGCTTATACTCAC